TCGCCGCGCTTTTGTGCCCGCTGGCGCTATTAGCATCCTTACGCAGGGCTGTCTTAATGCCGAAATCGAGCGTCAGTTTGTCAATAATGGCCGCATACCCGTCTATCGTCAACGTTGCGCTCTGAAACGTTGGCGGTTTGATGGCCGTATAAGTCGGCGCCAGGAGCACACCATCCGCCTCGCTGAATTCTGCGCATAAAAACCCCAAACTCAAAATCCCGGCTTTGCCCGATTGCAGGACCAGCTTGGCGCTTTCTGCCCTGGCTCCCCAGGCGCGATAAATCTTGCCATCGAGATACATCGCCAGCGTCACGCTGGGAATACCGCTGCTTGCCGGCTTATACGTCGCGCTAGTCACAGCTACCAGCGTCTCGCTCACCCCGCAAGCCCTCAATGCATCGCTATAGTCAATAGCCGATCCGGCTGCCGCAGTCCCCACCAGCTCCACATCAAAAGAAAATTTCGCTGACCGGCTACCGAATACGCTGGGATACGGCGACAAACTGGCCGCCACCGGGTTGCGCTCATGTGGCGTTATGACCGGCTCGAACTTCGGGTTGAAAGCCATAAACATATCAGCCACTACGATGACTTCCATCGTCCCTTCTGTGCCCTCGATCTCGGCCGCCACCTGACATCTTTGAATTATCATTTTTTCTTCTCCTTTTACAGTTTAGCAATGAGCAATGAGGACTAAGGACTAAAGGATAGCTGAGCCGTTAGCCCTCGTTGCTCATTGCTCATTGCTGTCGTTTACATTGTTGGGACAATCCGCTCCATGCAATGCACCGTCAACTCCGCATAATGACAGAGCGTGCCTCCAAATATCCTGATATCGATCACCTCCGCCTGGGCGCTGTCTTCATCCGGCTCATCGCCATAGAGGTAATACCAGTTGGCTGCCGGATCCACAGGCTCAGCGCTGCGAAACATATCGCAGATATCCTCAATCAGCTCCTGAAAGGTCACTTCCGTAGCGGCATCATCTTTCAACCCCATATAGCCGCGCAGCTTGAAAATATGATGCCTGAAATAAGCGCCCCGCAGATGCTCAAGCGCCGCCGCCCGGCTGATAGTCCAGCCCCGAATCTCCTGCTGGTCGCTCCCCTCCGGCGTGTAGGCAAAATGCTGCAAAAACTTCTTCCAATCCGCCGACCAGCGCTGGTAATTATGCACCACGCCGATGCCGGCGATCCCTTCCATTTTCTGCCTGATATCTTCCAGTATCTGCTGATAACTCATCGGCTCTTATCCTTTAGTCCTCAGTCCTTAAAATAGCAACGAGCAATGAGGACTGAGGACTAACAACATGGTACTTAGTCATCGTTGCTCATTGCTCAGTCCTTTCTTATCCTTTCGTCATCTGTATTTTTGCTTATGCGTCAACCTATCAGCCTGCCAACTCGCCAGCATATCCTGATCACTCGTCACGCTGGCCGGCAGCGCCCCGCCCGAAACACCCATGTAATCACTATATAGCTTGCGATAAGATTTTGCCCTGGCCGCATAATCCCTGGCCTTGCTGGTATGCTCGACGCTGTCCGCGGCAATAGCGCTATCCTGGTTTTGAGAAAAATACGTGGCCAGCATCTCGCAATAATGCGATGCCGCCAGGCACTGCATTGCTTCCTCGTCCGCCGCGAACACCGTGCTGGCAACATCCGTCACTGTATGCAGCGCCGTGTAGGTTATGCGGATAGATTCCGTGGCAGCCGGCGAATCCTCCAGGAACCGCAGGGATTTCCCCGCTGGTTTCTCATAGATCGTCCACGCATCATCCTGGAGTATATCCGGAGTCTCATTAGTATCATCCACAGGATACTCCACCGTCTTGATGCTCGAAAACCCATCCGTCCACGAAGCCAGCAGCGTCAGGTCATAATCAAAAGCGCCGGCGCCCGATTCATCCTCTACGACTACTCTGGGCCGATGCCTCGAATATTCCTTCACCGCCATCGCCAGCGCCAGGATGCGGTCCGCTTCCGCCAGCGGCAGATCCCCGCCTACCAGTTGCTCCATCGCCGCTAAAAAATCCTGTCTCGTGCTCATCCAGCGCCCCCTCCCCCCATCTGCCTGGAGATATCAAAGCCAGCCCTGCCGAAAATCTCCTCGATCTTCGGCCAGTTCTCCGCCAGAGCCTTCTCAAACATTTTAGCGCCCTCGAAACCCTTCACGCCTATTTTCCGCCGAATGACAAATTCTAACCCCGCAGCAGAGCTCTCGCGTCCTTTCCATTTTCCTCCCTCCCATTGCGTAATCTTCTTCTCGATCCACCGCAACAAAACGCCAGCAGGAGGCCACTTCTGCCCCGGACGCCGCCCCAGCTCTATCACATCGCCATATGGCGATTGATGGCCCACGAGGCCTTTAACGCCCGCGCCGCCTACATTCACAACCTCCCCGTGAATCCCGGCCAGCAGCCCGCCCTGAGCTCCGAACACGCCCGTAGGCGTCTTCATTTTAACAGAGCGCTCCAGCAATGCCACTGCCTCCATCATGGCCGCCACCAGCCCTTGCTTGATTATATCCGGCGCCCGATTGCCAAACGCCGCGCCCGATTGCGTCACATCAACCTTATACATATCTCATCTACTCCGTCCACTCCGTCCCTCTTTACCTTTGCCTTTATCTCAGTTTTTGAAGACCCCTGCCACCGCAAAAGTAAAGCTCGTGCCCGCCACCGTATATTTTATGCGGATGTATTTGCCGAAATTGGTAATAGCCTGGCGGTACTGTCCGGTAGCGCTGATCTGGGCCATTGCCGTATGCGTATAGTAGGTGCTGTTGTCATCGCTGATTTCGATGGTTACGTCCAGGGCGGAGATGCCTGTCTCCGCCGTCACATTGACAAAAATGTTGCCTTCCGCATACTGGCTTACCTCGAACCCGGTCGATTGCGATGTCGCCGCCGTCCGTGTCCCGCTGGCCAGAAAGGTGATCACGCGGGTACGCCGGTCTTCCGCCGCAGCCGGGCTGGTTGCAGCCATCGCAAACCAGAGCGCAATCATAAAAAAAACGATTACTTTTTTCACCCTAACCCCTCCAGGAAGCAATGAGCGCCGAGGACTGAGGACTAACGACCGAAGATAGGAGCATTGGAAGATCCGAAGATCTCCCAATGCTCACCTTCCGCTTTTCCTAACTTCCCAACTTCGATTGTTACGTTTGGATAGCCGTCCTGGACACCTCGTACCAGTGCGCCCCATCCGAGATGAATCGGACCACATAGAA